CGATTTAGAAGAGATCGAAGAACAGCGTCCTCGTCGCAACAAAAGGGGAAAAAGAAGCAGACCTCGTACACAAGAGCGTAAGATTAGTAAGGGGTCAGCGTGCAGAACTCTTGAGTATGACATTGACTCTCCTCGTGAGAATAGGTTCTTAGATTTTATTGGAGATACTTCTCTCGATGCAGAAGAACGACAAGAATTAAAAGATGCTTCTAAGCTTGATAAAAATAACAAAAGAAAAACGAAGAAGCAGGCCCGTCCCTCTCCAATGATTTGGGTGCGTTGTCGTGGCTGCGGAGAGGAAGAGGAAGTCTCTGCTTCTATGGTTCATAATGTAAAAAGATACAAATGTAACGACTGTTCAGCTACGGCTTGCGGATAATGATTAGACTTCATCTTGTTGAGCTTCTATGTATAATGGTGGTGGTTGGGATGTTCTTCGACCATTTGTATAGAGTGGGGTTTGATAGACCTTATCCCGCAGTGATTATTCCGGTTGCTATTTTGATGTTATGGAGAAATGAATGATACTATCTGACCCCGCTGCCGAACGTGCTGTTCTGGCTGGGCTATGTAGATACAACGGAGAAGCATACTACGATGTTGCCGATATTATCAATAGTGAATCATTTACTATTGAGTCTAACGGAGTTTTGTATGCGTGTATAAAGAGGATGCTGGAGGAGGACGATGCGAGAAAGATAGACATAGCATCTATCCTGTCCTCTGCGAAAGAGCTAGGCGTCTCAGACTTTATTCAACAGCGTCAAGAACTAGCTCATCTTACTGCTATTCTTAAGTTTCCTGTACTCTTAGATAATGTGCGTCGATTCGCAGGCAAGATTCGCAAGCTACAAATAGCCCGAATGATGCATGACCAGCTAGAGGAAACAAAGGATAAGTATCTACTCCTAAAGGGCGATGAGCCAATCTCCCATATCTTAGGAATTGCCGAAGAGTCTATCTTCGACTTTACCTCCCTGCTAAATGACCATGACGATGCTCCGCAGAAGGTATTTGAGGATATTGAAGAATACTTGGCAGAGCTAGGCGAAAATCCCGTCGATCAAATTGGTATTCCTACAGGCTTTATTAAGTACGACTTTGCTATTGGCGGAGGGCTTAGAAGAGGAACAGTCAATGTTATTGGTGCTCGTCCTAAGTGCCAACCTTTAGATGCGAAGATTCTTACTCCAGAGGGATGGATTCTATATCGCGATATTAAGGTTGGAGATATAATATGTCATCCAGACGGGGGAACTACTAAAGTCCTAGAGGTATTTAATACGGGGTCTAAAGAAGTCTTTGAGTTTAGATTTAACGATGGCTCTTCAACACGGGCGTGTGATGAGCACCGCTGGAAAGTAAGACATACTAAAAGTAAAGACTATCAAACTCTGTCATGGCAAAACCTGCAAAATGATTCACTCTTTATAGCCCCCGGATCTATTCATGAAAGAGCACGATGGAGATTCCCTCTAGTATCGCCATTACAACTTAATAAGGATCAAGGCCATATAATTGATCCTTACTTATTGGGAATACTGATTGCTGAGGGAAGTCTTACTCATTCCACGGGATTCAGTTCCGCTGATGCTGAAATTATTGATAATATACAAGAAATCGTTTCTACAACCAACAAAGATTATTTTGTTAAACATAGGTCGCGATACGACTACGCAATCACTCACGGCAGAAGAGGAGGAAGCACAGAGTATAAACAAAATATTTTTACTAATGAGCTAAGACGTTTACAGCTATTCGGCAAAACTAGTCATTATAAATTCATTCCTAAAGAGTACTTATTCTCCTCTTTAGAAAACAGGACTGCCTTATTGCAGGGACTTATGGATGGAGATGGATCGGTTGATAAGCGTGGATTTCTAGAGTATTCCACCACATCCGAGGAATTAGCTAAAGACATGGTTAGTCTAGTACAATCATTGGGAGGAATGGCAACTTACAAAAGTAGAATCACAACCTGCGAAGGATCTTCCTTCCTGTCTTATCGGGTCCATCCACGATTGAATGATAATAGACTATGCTTTCGTTTATCTCGCAAAAAAGATAGGTGCCACGCTAGGCAAAGAGGAGTATTAACACGCGGTCTTATTGAGGTGAAATCTTTAGGACAGATGGATACCAGATGTATTAAGGTAGATGCTTATGATGAAATGTATATAACAGACGATTATATTGCCACCAAGAACACAGGCAAGACAGTGATGGCAGAGAATATAGGAGTGCATATTGCCAAGTCCTTCGATATACCAGTCCTTGACCTTGATACTGAAATGAGGAAAAGCGATCATCAGAATCGTGGTATGGCTATGCTGTCATACGACTCTGATCACAAGACTACAATTAATGAGATGGAAACAGGGCAGTTTACCAAGAGCCAGTACCAGTCTGAGAGACTATTAGAACAAGGTAGACAGAATAAGAATATCCCCTACTACCATAAAAATGTAGGAGGAAAGCCATTTGAAGACCAGCTATCAATTATGAGAAGATGGATAGCCCGTGTAGTTGGTCTCAACGATCAAGGAAAAGCTAAAGACTGTGTTATAATCTATGACTATCTGAAGCTAATGGACTCAGCAGAAATTCGTGGGGACATGAAAGAGTTCCAAGTTCTAGGCTTTATGATGACCGCCTTGCATAATTTCTCTCTACGTTATGATGTACCTATTCTAACCTTTGTCCAATTGAATAGGGATGGTATTACGAAAGAGTCAACAGATACCGCTAGTGGTTCTGATCGTATCATTTGGCTATGCTCAAACTTTACAATCTATAAAAATAAGTCTGATGAAGAGGTGGCAAAGGACGGCCCCGAGAACGGGAATCGTAAACTAGTACCAGTAGTTGCCCGCCACGGGGAAGGATTAGAGGATGGAGACTATATAAATATTCTAATGAAGGGTCAATACGCTAAGCTTATCGAAGGTAAGACAGCATACGAATTAGATGCAGGAGTACCTGCAACAGACACAGGACCAGACGATGACGAAGACGTGGCATTCTAAATATAAAGATCAAGAAAAACTAAACGGCCTAACCAATGTTGTCTTAGAGAACATTGAAGATATCTATGATTATTTTGACGTTAAGTTTCGCAGGGGAGAGAAGCTAATTTTCTCCTCTTGTTTTATACATGGAGGGGATAATACCTCTGCCTTAAACTTATATTATAATGCAGACTACAGGGTGCATTTCAAATGTAGAACCCACCAATGCGAAGCACACTTTGGCACATCTCTTCTAAGTATGATTCGTGGGGGGCTGTCTAACCTGCGTGGCTGGTCGGTCCCTGGAGACCCTATGGTATCATTCGATGATACTGTTAGTTGGCTACTAGATAGATACAAGGTAAGCTTTGGTCAGCTATCGGGTGAAACTTATGTCAATGACCACCAGGACTTTTGCCGTTTAGTTAGCAGTATTGATGAACCAAAGCCTCTCAGTGGTATCATTACGAAGGATTATTATAGAAATAAAGTAGAGATACCAGCCACCTATTACCTGCAACGTGGCTATTCTATCGAAGTACTAGATGACTATGACGTAGGAGTATGCCATTCCCCAAAGAAACCTATGTATAATAGGGCAATGGTTCCCATTTATAGTGATTGCGGGACAGTTATAATTGGGTTTACAGGCCGTAGTATCTTTGGTCAGTGTAAAGAATGTAAAGAGTGGCATGATCCTGAGAAAAATTGTCATGTTTTTCCAAAATGGAGGCATACAAAGGGCTTCGAAAAGGAAAAGTGTCTGTATAATTATTGGAAGGCGAAGCCATACATTCAAAAGACGGGGGTTATTATCTTAGTTGAATCTCCTGGTAATGTGTGGAGGCTAGAAGAGGCAGGAGTCCACAACTCTGTTGCATTATTTGGTGCGGACCTATCTGACGCCCAGAGAGGCTTGATTGATGAATCAGGTGCCCTTTCTATTGTTGCCTTAATGGATAATGATGCGGCTGGACAGCGTGCCGCGACAGATATAAAAGCAAGCTGTGGCAAAACATACAGACTGTATTTCCCTTCGTTCGAGGGTAATGATATAGCAGACCTCAATATAGATAGTATAACCTCGGACATTAAGCCGTGGATAGAATTAGCAAAGGAGAGTTATCAATGACTCAGATAATCGGATTCGCCGGTAAGAAACAAAGTGGTAAAAACACTAGCTGTAATTTTATTACTATGCTTAAAATGAAAGAGCTTGGTCTTTCAGAGGAGCTTCGGATTAATGAAGAGACAGGCGAGCTAGAGGTTAAGGATGTTCTTGGTCAAACCGCTATGAACGGAGGATGGTTCTCATTCACTCCTGGCAATGTCAATATAGAAGGTCTCTATGAGTCAGTTGGTCCCTTCTGTAAGATCTATGCCTTAGCAGATACTTTAAAGAGTATTGCTATTCAGGTGCTTGGTCTGCCCGCAAGTAAGGTATATGGAACAGATGCGGATAAGAGCGAGCTAACTCACCTTCTGTGGGAGAATATGCCTGGGGTTGTTGCCGTTAAAGATTATGAAACCCAAGGAGCCATTGAAATAGGGGAGTTGACTGTTCATGAACCAGGACCAATGACCATCCGTGAAGTCCTCCAGTATATGGGTACTGAGATCTTCCGTAAGATGTATGAAACAGTCTGGGTTGATTCTCTGTTACGTAAAATAAAAGCTGAGGAACCAGAGATAGCTGTCATCTGCGACGTGCGTTTTCCAAATGAGATAAACCTCCTACGAGACGAGGGTGCTATAATCCTTGGATTGTCTCGCGATATCTTCGACTCTAAAGATACCCATGCAAGCGAGCAAATTGATTTTAGTTTGTGCAGCCTAGTGATTGATAACCAAGACATGGAGATTGAGGACCAGTGTAAGGCTATCTATGAAGCATTACAAAAGCTGGGCTGCAAGAATCTTCCTCACGCTGTAATAGGGAGTTAGTACAGTAGATATTAAAAAGTGTAAAGTGTGTGGAGTAGAAGCCTCCTATGTCGATTGGCCCTTAGAGGATTAAGCATGACAATTCCAATAGTATATTTTCGAAGTAGCTCGTTCAACTGTCATAGGTTCTGTCCTATGCAGTTTTATTCTGAATACACTTTAGGCTTGAGAGGTCTATCAAATAAAAAAGCAGACAAAGGAAGCATTGTCCATAAGGTACTAGAGATAGTTGCGTTGGCAAAGAAGGCTTACCAGGATGGCGAGCTGATGATTATGGATGATGATATTGGAGAAGTTGAGACCTCCAACTACGACCCAGAGTATCTCGGCAACATTTGTGCAAGGGTCTATCAGGATTATATCAAAGGGGTTTCCCATCACTCTTGGACCGAGAGAGATTTTAAAGATTGTGTAAATTGGACCTGGAAAACATTAAAGTATAATGAAGGCATGTTCGATCCCCGCAATCTGAATGTCGTGGATGCAGAACCGCACTTCGATTTTGAGCTACCTTACGATTGGGCAGAGTACAATTATCCTGAGCAGGGACTCAAGGGTCAGCTCGCTCTCAAGGGAACCATCGACCTGATTTCTGACCTGGGAGATGGCGTGTATGAGATTGTGGACTGGAAGACTGGCAAGCGATTGGATTGGGCGACGGGAAAAACTAAGGACCAGCATAAGCTTTTTTCTGATCCTCAGCTAAGGCTATATCA